CAACAGGCCGAGGCGCAGCAAGCAGCCGCCGAGGCCGCAGCCCGGCGCCCAACTAGCCGTGAGGTAATCCTTGACATCAACCCGCTGACAGGTTTGCCCGAGATCAGCACCGGCCTGCGCGGAGCAACGCCAGCCACGTTCCAAAACTTTGGCGCGTCGCTGAAGTCAGCCACCGACAAGGCTGCGGCGGGGCGCATGTTTGATCTGACCGCTGCGGAAAAAGTTGCGTTTGACAAAACCAAAGTCGATTTGGCCGAGGTGGCGCCGGGTTTCAAAGCGCTTAGTGATAAAGCCGTTGCGGCCAAGATGATGGACCGCGCATGGATGCAAGACGCTGTTGGCAAAGCGCGGGAAAAAGCGCGGGCGTTTGAACAAATTGCTGCACGGGCAGATACCGAACGTGCCCGTCAAGCCGCGATTGCCAATCGTGAACGGATGCTGGACTTAGTGGCTGATCTTGAAGAATCCCTGCGAGGTGGGCGCCCCGATACGTCACGCAGGCAGCAAGGCCCAAAGACCCGCGCAGCTAAGCGCAACGCCTTGGCCCCTGACAATCAGAACAACCTTGCACCTTAATCATGGACTACCAGACCCTTTTTAACATCGCCGTTGCTGTCGCTGGGTTCCTTGGCGGCTGGACGCTCAACCGCATCTACCAAGCCATTGACCGCCTCGACAACGACGTGCGCCAGATGCCCATGAGCTACGTCGCCCGCGACGACTACCGGACCGACTTGAAAGACATACGCGACATGCTCGGCAAAATCTTTGACAAACTCGACGGCAAGGTGGACAAATAATGGCTGACGAATCCGCAAAAGGCGCGTTGATTGAGAAGTTGACGTTTGCCGTTCTACCGCTACTCTTTACCTGCGTGGTCTACCTCATGTCGGCGCTGGCGAACTTAAGCCATGAGGTGACTATCCTCAACAGCAAGATTAGCCTTGTTGTCACCAGCGACAACAAGCAGGCGACAAACACCGGCGCTGAACTGGCCCGTGAGCGCCTGCGCCAAGACCTGTCGATTGAGATTCAAAAGAACCGCGATGACATTCAGCACAATCGCCAGGACATCGCAGTTATTAAAAACCAACTGGAGAAAAGGTGATGGACTGGCTCAAACAGATTGCACCGACCATCGCCACCGCGCTTGGTGGCCCACTGGCGGGCATGGCCGTGTCAGCCATCTCCAAAGCCATCGGGGTCGACGAGGCCAAGGTGGGCGACTTGATCGCCAACAACAAACTGTCAGCCGAGCAGATCGCCCAAGTCAAGATTGCAGAGATTGAGCTGCAAAAGCAGGCGCAAGAACTTGGGCTGAACTTTGAGAAGTTAGAGGTCGAGGACCGCAAGAGCGCCAGAGAGATGCAGGCCACCACTAGGTCAATGATGCCGCCTATTCTGGCTGGCGCAGTCACGCTGGGCTTCTTCGGCATCATGGTGATGATGTTCTTCAACCAGATCGACAGCAGCAACCCCGCCATCCTGATGATGCTGGGCAGTCTTGGAACGGCCTGGACGGGCATCATTGCCTACTACTTCGGATCGTCTGCTGGTTCTCAGGCCAAGACCGATCTGTTATCAAAGGCTGCAAAATGAGACACAACTGGGACGAAGCGCTTCTGCACATCCTCAAGTACGAGGGTGGCTACGTCAACCATCCGTCTGACCCAGGCGGCATGACAAACCTAGGAGTGACCAAACGTGTTTGGGAAGAATGGACTGGCAAGCCTGCCACCGAGGCCGACATGCGAGCCCTCACGCCTGAGATGGTTGGCCCTCTCTACAAGACGCGCTACTGGGACGCTGTGCGCGGGGACGACCTGCCTTCTGGGGTTGATCTGTGCGTGTTCGATGCTGCTGTCAATGCTGGCGTTGGTCGTGCTAGTAAATTTCTACAGCAAGCTGTTGGAGTGAACGCCGACGGGCAGATCGGCCCCAAGACGCTTGCGGCCATTACAGCCAAGCCAGCCGACGATGTGATCGAGGAGTTCTGTGCTTTGCGCGAGGCTCACTACAAGAGCCTGTCCACCTTTGCCACGTTCGGCAAAGGCTGGATGCGTAGGCTGGGCTCGGTAGAAGCCGAGTCCAAGACGCTAACGGCGTAAGGGTTTACGACTCCTCCCTTGTAGGACGTGGGCAGTTCTCTGGTGGCACGACCACGCACCAGACAGCGCTGTACTGCCCCCGTGTAGGACCAGACCACCTGTCGATGTAGGCGTCGGGCATTGCTTCAAGAATGCGACTCAGCGAGTCGTTGTCCACTTGCACTTGTACTGTGATTTGCTTCGCTGTCAGACCGTCTTCGCTGTCGCGCAACACTCTGCGAACAAGGTCGTGTTTTGACTTGCTCATGATGCTTGTCCCCTTGCTCTGATGGCGGTGGCGCAATTTATTGCCACGCCCAAAACCACATTAGATGGCTTGTTCGCTATGTCGATACAAACCAAGGCACACGCCTCACGTTCTTCGGCACGGGCTTTCTGAGCTTGGTCTTGCCAGTAGTGTTGGTCGCAGTACTCACCCTGCTCAATATCTTCTTTCCAGAGATTAAAAGCATAACTGCCGCAGTTGTACTGGCCCTGTTTAAATGTGCATCGCGTCATGCTTGCCCCCTTGCTCGGAAATCTTTGGCAAATTCCGATGTAGCCATGTCGTATTCCTTTAGCAAATTTTCTACCGCCTCACGCTCGGCAAGCACGGCCTCATTGATGCGCTTTAGCCAAAGCTCTGCACGTTTAAAGCCAACCTCACGCTTAAGCTCCTCAAGCAAGCCCTCCATCGTTTCGCCGTGGCCCGTGGCGTAACCCTGCGCAATCATCCATGAAGCCAGTTTGTTGCGCTCGGCAGCACGGACAAGGTTGGCAAAGCGCTCAAGGTCTTCATCAATGCCTGTTACCCGTAGCAAAAATCCTTGCTCAACATTAAACCCAGCCTCCCGCGCCATTGCAATGATGTCATCTTGTGTCATGTGTTCTTCTCCTCAATGTTGTAAAACCAGTCGTCGCCAGCAGACCACTTGCGCGTGCCATCAACAGTCCAAAAGGTCTTGGCTGCTTGGAAGTCAGGGAAATTCACCTTGGCAGGGATCAGCGATTGGTCGTACCAAAGGCAGCGGTTGTTGGGCTGCGTAGCAAACTGGCCGTTCTCCAGTCGGATGAAGTTAAACGACTTGTGCTCCTCGGCCTGCTCAGTGAAACCCGTGTCAGCGTCCATGCCGTCAGCGCAGAAGTCCACCGTGAACAGGTAGCGCCCGTGGTTCCATTGCTTGTCCTTGCCCAAGAACTTCACGCCCAGATTACGCAGGCCGATCTTCTCGCAGACCGTAAAACGGTAGCCCATGCAATCCCACAGTTGCAGCGTGTCAATGGGCAAGTCGCCGTGGTCTTCGCGCCAGACGTAGGCGCTGATGGGCAGCTTGTCGTACAGCGCCCCGTAGTTGGGCAGCAACGACTCGATGCGGAACACTTGGCCACGCAGGGCTTTAAGGCTGATCCAGATGGCAGGCTCTAGTTCGTTGTGGCCTTTGTGATCGTTGTACAAAAACTCGCGTTTGACAAAGCACTTCATGGGCGGCAGTGACGCCACGATATAACTCATGTGTTGCGCTCCTTGAGTTTGGCTTCAGTTTCACGCACAACTTTCATGTAGTTCCTAAGACCCATTTGCACAATCTCCTCATCCGTCAGCCCTACCCATGGCCTTAAAGTCTTTTGCACTTCAGACTGAGCTACCATGCCATCCTCAAATCCTTTGGCATACACCTCGTTGTCAGCGTCAATCAATTGCTTGATAAGCGCCAAACTTTCCTCGCAAACTTTGGTTAAGCTGTCCACAGCCATGTTTCGTTTGATAATCATGTATTTCCCCTTGTTCTGATAGCAAAAGCAGTGCCCCAATTTAATCGCTGTTCTGCCAACTTTGCACATTCCTCACGCTCAATTTCTACAGCAGCTTTAATTGCATTGGTTTCCCAATGGTAGGGTTGGCCTTGTATATCCTTGA